TTATTTATTATTTTTATCTTGTACTGCTTTTGCGAGCCAACTGCCGACTACCGCACCCATAATAGGTACTCCTACCAAAGGAACTGCCATTGCAACGGCTCCTGCGGTCTTCATCCACTCTTTGGAAACAGTCTTCCTTGTTGCAGTACCTGCTAATATTGACGGAGACATTAAGTTTGCTTTTTCAAGTAATTCATTATAATCAGCCTTCGAATAATTCTCCGGATGATCAATTAGCATATCCAGGAGAATTTTAACCATCTCTGTTTCCTCCGGATGCTTTATAATCTCTGCATCAATCACACTTCTCATAGCAATATACTGTGTCTTCGTCAGTTTGTTTCTTCCACTTTCGATATTATTTATCGTCTGACGGGTAACACCAATCTGTTCACCAAATTCAGATGCAGTCCACCCAATAGCCCTACGAATCAATAATAAATTATCTTGCATTCTCTGAATTTCTTCCATTGATGCATCCCTCCTATTGAAAATATAATATCACTTGACAATATTTTTGTCAATGTACATTGTGTGAACAACAAAAATAACCTCACCACCAAGAATCACTTCTTGGCAGTGAGGATGTTCCACCCAGTATATTTTATCTTGAAATATTGATTTCCACCTTCGCTTTAAAACAGACCACAAATCTATCATCATATACTTGTATTTGCTCAATGTACTTCCTTACCAATTTGTCATCGTACTCGCTGATTTGAGTTTCTTGCGAATCGACATAGACTGCAAGTTCATTGATTCGTTGCCTTATCCCTTCCGTATTTGCATGCTTTACCAGTTCCAATTGTTTCTTCTGCCTCAGTTCTTCCATCTCATCTGCACATTTTGAATAATCCTTTTTTCCATGTACCAATTCCAGTAATTCCTTCTGTTTTTCATCAATTTCTTTATTAATTGCCTCGATTTTATCAGAATTGTCTTGACCAATAACTTCAAGAATATTCTCTTCTAAAATATCTTTCACATCCTTAGAACATTCCAGAACTGTATTCATAGCATCAACTACGGCTTGCTGAAGTTGTTCTTCCGGTATTGTTGGAGCAGAACAAGCCGATGGACCATTCTCCACTCTCGTGCAGCATCTCCATACTATGTATTTCTTGCCGCGACTGTTCCACACAACTCGTCTGTAAATATCCCCACATTTCATGCAGGTGCAAATACTTGAAAGTGCATACCTGCTAGAGTAGATACGGCGTTTCTGCCCATCTCTTCCGCTTGTCATATTGGCTCTCCTTAGCATTTCTTCTTGAACCTGCGTGAAAACATCTCTAGGTATGATTGCTTCCTGGCTATTTTTTACATAATACTGAGGAACCGTTCCATCATTTTTAATCCTAGTTTTTTCAATAAAATCCGTTGTTATGGTTTTTTGCAGAAGTGCATCGCCAATATATTTCTCATTTGAAAGGATTCCCCGAACCGTACTCATGTGCCATTTATAACGCTTTCCTCCGGTTTTAATATGATCTCGTTCCAGTCCCATTGCGATATCTCTAAAGCTTGCCCCTTCCAAATACTCTCGAAAGATACGTTTCACAACCTTCGCTTCTTTCTTATCAACGATTAGATTTCCTTTGGCATCCTTCGTATATCCGAGGAAATGCTCATGATTGACCTGTACCTTTCCTTCCTGATATCGGAACTGCAGTCCTAACTTTATATTCTGTGATAAGGATGCTGATTCCTGTTGTGCCAGCGAAGCCATGATGGTAAGGAGCAGTTCTCCGGACGCTTCAAGGGTATTGATATTTTCCTTCTCGAGCCGTAATTCTACTCAATGGCATCGTGCTATATCGTTGAAAAACGCCCGTTTCATGGGGTTTCGTGGTGTCCGAAACTGTACATCGTATCGGCTCGTACCCCCTCGTTTTGCCGATTAAAACACCAAATAAACACCAAGTTTTCCGCTTGTCTGTACCTGTGCGGAAAGCTTGGTGTTTTCTGTGTCTGTGGGCTATTCGGCTGTGTGTGGTTTTTGGGGCAATAAGCACCATTTTCTTAAGCCTCCGACAGTGCTTTGCTGATGGCATCCGAGGTCTGGGCGAGTGTTTCGCTGAAGATATGGGCATAAATGTTCTCCGTAGTTCTGGTGTCACAGTGACCGAGATGCTCAGAAATTACCTTGACCGGAACACCCATGTTTATCAGCAGGGATGCGTTTGCGTGGCGAAGGTCATGGATATGCACATCGGGGAAATCGTGGTCGGCAAGCAATTTCTTGAATTGCAGATTGATGTAGCTTTTATTCATGTATTCTCCGTACTGCCCTGTGAACACCGCTCCACGGTCAATCCAACGGCTGCCGACCTCTGCCTTGCGGTTTTCCTGCCATGCTTTCTGCTCCTTCAAAAGTTCTATGACCTGTGGGGGCAGAGAAATCATTCTTGCACTGCTTTTGGTCTTTGGTGTGGTAAGGCGATATTCTCCGTCCAGACGGTACAGATTGTACTTGATTATCAGCGTAGCTACGTCCAAGTCTACTTCCTCCCAATGCAGGGCGGTCAATTCACCCACACGCATTCCCGTGTACAAAAGAACCTTGATGGCTCTTGCCACCTGTGGATTTGAAGTTTCATCAGCAAATCCCAACAACTCACGGCACTGGTCGGCATTGAGGAATACCTTTTCCTTCGGCTCTGCACCCGGCGTGGTGGCGTTTGTGACGGGGTTCTTGAGGAGCAGTTCCTTCTTCACTGCCGTGGAGAAAATCGGTGACATGGCAGTTCTGACCCTCTTAATCGTGCCGACATCCAAGCCGTCCTCTGTTTCAATTTTCATAAAGGCATCTTTCAGTTTCATGCCCAAGGTGTCGGCAATCCTCTCAGCCGTGTCTCTTAGAACGGGAACGCCCTGAATGCAGGTCTTGACGGTGTTCAAATTAACCTTTGACCTGCGTGATACAGGTCTGCGTGTACCTTCCGGGATGAAATTGGGGTCACGAAGCTGGAACAATTCACGCTTGCGACCGTGCCGATACAGTTCACTGAACAGGGCATCGATTCGAGCCGTGTTAATGTCCTTCAGCTTCATGTTGCCGAGATACGGCAGCACATACAGTTTCATCAGTTCCTTATTCCCGTACAAGGTCATGGGCTTCAGCTTGTGGACTGCAATCTGGTCGAAATACCAGTCATGCAGTTCGGAAAAGCGGATATTCTCATTCATGTTCACCATGCCCATACAGCGTTTCTCAAATTCATGAGCATAGGAAATCGCCAGTTTTTCTGCTTTGCCGGGGGTGACTCCCTCCGGCGGTGTAAATGTGGTGGTTTTGCGGACTTGCTTTCCTTCCATGTCATAGCCCAATGAAACCATGATGCGGTAGGAGTCTCCACGTTTTTTTATACTTGGCATAATGTGTGTACCTCCTTTGCGGTTTTATCCGTTACTATACATCACTCTGATGCACGATAAAGTCAAGGCAAAGGATGATAACTTTTTTCTTATTTTATCGCCTTGATATTTACCGCACATACATAGCTGTCCTCTTCGGCAAGAGTGCCCTGCACGGTGCAGCGGTGCTTTTCTTCCTTATATAGAGCAAGCAGAGCTTTTCTTGCAAATCCATCCATACGGGCAAAATCCGAGCAGAACTGCTGTAGTGTGGTATTCAGCCAATCTGAATCCTGTTCTTTCTCCATTGCCAGTCCTTCTTCTGCCATGCTGTTAAGGTCTGCCTCGGTAGGCTCCTGTGGTGGTGTAGCATCGTCCGATTGTGCAATCAGATAATCCATGCGTACATTGAATAATCCACACATGGTTTCGAGCATCTCAAAGCTGGGTCTGCGGCTGCCGATTTCCCACGCAGACACCGTCCCTTTCGCCACTTGCAGTTCATCTGCCAGAGTACCTTGTGTGTAACCGTTCTTTTTTCTGATTTCCTTAATTCTTTCTCCGATTGTCATAGATTGTCACCTCGTTATAAATATGATTCTATCGTCTTATTTCGTTTGGTTCTGTAATAAGAGTACACCATAATGTCGCACTTGTCAAGACTGCATGATGTACTCTTTACAATTTATTCATCATTATATGTTACTTTTTGTATTGACAAGTACATCTTCATGTTGTATTATTATATCGTAAGTGCGACAGATTGATGCACTTTAGAAATACAGAAGGAGGAAACACACATGATAAAAGAACAACCCAACATGATGACCGTAAGGGAAATCGCAAGAACAGGCTTACTTTCCGAACACGCTCTTCGCATCATGCTCAAAGCCGGGAAACTTCCGGCAATCTATATCGGCAATAAGGCTCTCATCAACTATGACAAGTTGTGTGAGCAGTTATCCGCATTAGAGGCAGATGTGAAGAAGGAGCCTGAACCAATATGGTACTAAGCCTTGTCAGTATTTATAAGGAAAGGAGGCGAGCCGAATGCAGGAATTAAAGCAAATGAAAATATGGCTTCTGTGGAAATGGGGCAAAGACAGAAACGGCAAGCCTACTAAGGTGCCGTTCTCTGCCCAAGGCGGTGCTACCGGAACGGACAAGGGGCATAGTTCCACTTGGATAACATACGAAGATGTTATGGTTGCAATGCAGAAACATCACGCAGCCGGAGTCGGATTTGTTATTCCGGAAGGATACTTCTTTCTGGATATTGACCATATGGAACTGACCGACTCATTTGTTCAGACAATGTTGAACCGTTATAACAGCTACACCGAGTATTCCCAGAGTGGAAATGGTGTACACATCTATGGCAAAATCAACATTTCCAAGATTCCGACTTTCACAGATGATAAAGGAAAACTCCGCTTGGACAAGCAGTTCTATATGAAAAGCCCTCATAACAACACAGAACTGTACATCGGCGGCATTACAAACCGATTTGCCTGTTTTACCGGGAATACCATTCTGGACACTCCCTTAAAAGATTGCACACAGGCTGTCCTTACCACACTGGATAAGGATATGCGCAGGAAGAAGAAAAAGAAATACAGTGCCAAGCGTGATGGTGACGCAAATGCAGCATACATCATTGCAGCACTCCGTAAGCAGAGAAATGGCGAGAAGTTTGAAATGCTGTTTGACCGTGGGGACATCAGCGAATATGGAAACGATGACTCCGCCGCCGACTGCGCCCTCTGTGCATTGATTGCATTTCGCACCGGGGATAATCCCGAACTGATTGATGCCATCTTCCGTCAATCTGCTCTGATGCGTGACAAGTGGGAACGAGAGGATTATCGAGAAATGACCATTGCTGCAGCCTTAGAAGTCTGTGGTGGTGTGTTCCACTATTCACTCAATCCAAGACCGGATTTTATCGCATACATCCCGGAAAAGGATATAGAAGTGGTCATCTGCACCAAGCTAGCAAAACACATCCGTGAAAATCTCCATTACATCTTTGTACGGGATAACGGTAAACAGGGTGTGCTCCGCTATGTATATGAGAACGGCTGCTACCGCTATTATTCCGATGATATGCTCCGTGGTGTGATTAAAGGCTTTATAGCAGATTACAATGAAGACCTTATCCGCATGAGCATTGTTGGAGAAACCTTCGGACTGCTGACCACGGATTTGAACTTCGTCACCCACGATGAAATCAACGCCGATGAAAATATCATCAATTTCCAAAATGGCATCCTGCGGCTGTCCGATATGACGCTGCTGCCACATTCTCCGGAAATTATGTCCACCATTCAGATACCATGCGAATGGACAGGCAGAAATGTTCCCACTCCGGTCTTTGACAGCTACATCCACACACTTACAAACGGAGATAAAGCCGTGGAGCAGCTCTTATTAGAGTTTGGCGGTGCCTGTATTTCCAATGTCATGGGTTCCCGTATGAAAAAGGCTCTGTTCCTTGTTGGCAAAGGTGACACGGGCAAATCCCAGCTGAAAAGTCTGGTGGAGCAGCTTATCGGCAGAGATAACTTTATCAGCATCGACCTCAGCGAGATGGAGGCTCGATTCGGTTCGAGCAACATCTATGGTAAGCGTCTGGCGGGCAGTTCCGACATGAGTTTTATGACGGTCGGAGAATTGAAAGCATTCAAACAATGCACTGGTGGTGACAGTATCTTTGCCGAATTCAAAGGAATGAATGGTTTTGAGTTCCGCTACCGTGGACTGCTGTGGTTCTGTATGAACCGTCTGCCGAAGTTTGGCGGTGACGATGGGCAGTGGGTCTATGACCGTATCATGCAGGTAGAATGCAACAATGTCATTCCGAAAGACAAGCAAGATAAAATGCTCCTCGACAAAATGTATGCGGAGCGTGAAGGCATCGTCTACAAATTCGTAATGGCACTGCAAACCGTCATTGCTAACGGTTACCGCTTCTCCGAGCCGGACAGTGTATCGCAGGCAAGGCAGCAATACATGGAGGATAACAACACAGTCATTTCATTCTACCATGAGTGCATGATGGAGCGTCCACAGGGCAAGATTACCGACCAATGCACCACAGGGCGTGTGTTCAATGTCTACAAGGCTTGGTGTGCTGATAACAATCACGGATTTGCCAAGACCGCCAAAGAGTTCCGAACCATACTGGCAGAATACCTTAATACGGATTTTTCATCAATGACTGTCCGCAGAGGAAAAGGTGGCACCTTCTACCGCACACTTACGCTGACCCCGGAAACCAAGGAACTATACGAAAAGGCATATGGTTATGATGAAAGCACTTTTCTCTCCGCCTAGAGGTGACAGTAGTGACAGTTCGGTGACAGTAAGCACACACAACTGTCACCTCAAAAAAGCCAGTAAAATCAACGGTTTTCGGACTTTTGTGACAGTAGTGACAATTTTCTCAATTTCTTTGAGCAGTCAGAAAAAAGTTAATACCCAATACAGAATAAGTGATGTGGGTATAAAGATTTCTGTAGTAGGAGAATGAAATCAAAAGAACTGTCACTTCTGTCACTAAGGCAGAGAAAAACCCTTATGGCACAAGGGTTTAAGCCGGTGACAGTATCACCGGGCAACTGTCACCTAACTGTCACTAAAACCAAAGAACTGTCACCAAAACACAGACAGCGCAGATTTGCACAGTCGAAAATAAATGAGTCCACATCTGGACTGAGTGGAAAGGAGGCGAAAACCATGAGAGTTATTGACATCAACAAAGATACCCTGTTCCGTCCCTGCGATTTTACCAACGGACGCTATTACGGTATGTCCTGCTACAATCGTAAGAATCAGCCACCTGTGCTGCTTATGATGAGCAAGTCAAGCAATCCACCCCACTGGTTGGTGGTAGACGGCTACAAGCAGATGTACTATCTCAAACGTGCCGATGCAGTGGATTACTGCAAGCGTATGGGATATATCAAATCCCAACGCTGACCCCGGAGGGGCGATCTTTATCTTCACGCCTATAACGGTGGAAAACGGCCGCTTGCCCTCACGCACAAAGTCGCAAATTCAAAAGGGGTATTAACCCTTTATGAAGCGAAACTACACAAACCACTATTTTAAGGAGGAAAAACACATGAATTACCCAATTATTCAAAACAAGAGAAACCCCGGAATTCTGACCCCTACCCATGCTTCGTATTCTGATGAGTACGCACAGAGAATGTGCGACCTGTATCTCTCTGATGAGGTTCGTCTGGATGAGAACCACAAACCCCATAAATATTACCGACTTCATGCCAAGGCAGCCCACAACGAGGAAATGGCTCTTTCCTATGATATCAAGTGCCCACGCTGTGGTAATTATATGAAGCAGGTTGGCAGAACGCTCAATTTCAACGACTTGGGGTTATATATCTGCAAGTCCTGTGACAAAAGATAAGGAGGAACATGATTATGAACATTACAGGAAATGAGATTTACACCGGGCAGCCGGAATACCACGATGCATTTTGGGATGTGGTGCGAGGCAAGAACTACTGCATCGACAAACTCGCAAAAGGGCGCAACTCCCAGACAGACAGCTATTTGATGCCTGTGACTGCTGCCAACAAGTACACTAAGGCTATCGAGAAAGAGAGCCTGTTCCGTCAGATTGGCACGGCAGTCAATGCCTTCAACTCCAGCTACCGTATTTTAGCAAAGGACTGCAATGACCTTGCTCAGTTTGTGCCGGAGGGCGGTCAGATTCCGATTTATGATGCTGTGAATGATTTTACCCGATACACGGTTGATACGCACAAGCTGGCTGTGTTTGTAAAGCTGGACGATGATTTTGTACACGATGCAACCTTTGACATTGAGAAGTACCTTATCAGCAGATTGGCAAAGAACTTCGGCAGAGCGGAAACCAAGGCATTTATCAGCGGTACCGGGGAGCAGATGCCTGCTGGCATTCTCCATGACACCAAGGGTGCGGATGTGGCTCTTACTGCAAGTACCCTCACCTATGACGATGTCATCAGCCTGTACTTCTCTGTGAAACCAGAGTACCGCACAAACGGTGTGTGGCTCATGAACGATACCACAGCCATGACCCTTCGCAAACTGAAGGATGCTGACGGCAGCTACCTCTGGAATGCCAACTCAGATACCATCCTCGGCAAGCAGGTCATTATCTCCGAGTTCATGCCGGATATCAGTGCAGGCAGTAAACCGATTGCATTTGGTGATTTCAGTTACTATTGGGTTGTCTGCAAGAAGCCTGTTACCGTCCGCACCCTCAAAGAGAAGTTTGTGACCCTCGACCAGATCGGATACCTTGCCTTTGAGTTCCTCGATGGCAGACTGATTCGCCCGGATGCCGTAAAGGTCATCCAGATGGAAACAGAGGCATCGGCATAACCGACACCCCTGCACCAATCTTTTAACCTATCTCCCATAGCGGAATGCAGAATTGCCCGTGAGGTTCTTAAGCAGAATCTTTCGGGCATTTTTGTATTCATCCCCAATGAACCCCAGTCGGAGCAGAAAACAGCGGAATGCGTATTTGTCATTATCCGTGTCCACTGCCTTGCCCGATACACGCTTAACCCTTCGTGCCATATCGCACAGCTTGCACACAAACTCCGTGTAGGCTGCTACAGCATCCGGCTCGATGGTAAAGGGAAACCAAGGAAAGCTGACGGTATCCTCGGTAATGTCCAGTGGCAGGTTCTCTGCAAGGAATGCTCTTGCAAACAGTTCTTCCTTATTCTCTATCAGCTTTTTGAGGTTTTCCAGTGCCGTGTCCGTAAAGCTGTCTTTCGGCATGGAAATAATCAGCTTTTCCTCCGTCTCCTCCATTTCCCCGGTGAAGCCCTTCTCCTGCAAGTGTGTGAGCAAACGATTGACCGTTTCGGTGTCCACGCTGTCGGGAATGCGGAGTGTTCCGTCCTTCTCTATGGTGCAGTCACCAATCTTGTAGGAAAGACTGGGTGCTTTCTGGTAACAAGGGATGGTGTGCAGTGCCGTGGCAATCTCCTCCGCCAGTTTCGGGCGCTGCTTTGGTTTTAATTCAAATTTGATATTCATCTGCATATATGTACCTGCCTTTCTCGCCCCAACTTTGGGGGCAGTGAACTTTGTTTAGTACATATATCACTCTAAATCCACAGAATATCAAGTCCTGTCGGCATAGATTTTTGCCAAAATGTATACTTAAAAACTGTGCATTTTATGATGCTTTTTGCGCTGTTTTTATGCTGATTTCTGCACTATCCGGCGAAACGATAGTGGCAGGAAAATGCGAGGTTGGCTCAATTTTGAGCTAATCCCGAATCAATACACTTAATTTTGATCCGATTGCCTATCCCCCTATGCAATTCTGCGAAAATTCGCACGAAGGGGGGCATCGGTCTTTAGGCAGAAAGGTACTGGAGATGCAGATACCCCCACCCGTGGCAGCACTCGCATTCCCAAACTGGAAAACAACCAGAGTGTCTAAATATTGACATTCACAAAAAATTTACACTTCGTCCACTTGCTAAACTTTCGCACGGTCTTGCGAAAAATTCAAAATTGTGCTATACTGTATATTATAGTGTGTAAAAGGAGGCAAACATGGCTGTTTCATATAATCGTTTGTGGAAGTTACTGGTTGATAAGAAGATGAGCAAGGCTGATTTGAGGAAAGCCTCCGGCGTTGCGCCTAACACAATGACAAAACTACGCAGGGACGAGGAGGTCACGCTCACCGTCCTTGGTAAGATATGCAAGACCCTTAATGCCGACTATGGTGACATTATGGAGTACATTGATGAGGAAGGAGTGCCGGAGCATGATTAACAAAAGCCAAATGACGGAAGAAGAAATTAAACTGAATTACATCACTCCTGCCATCACGGATAAATGGTCAAAATCATGTATCCGTATGGAGTTCCTTGTAGCACCTGGTCGCATTATGCTTGATGGCAAAAAAGCAAAGCGGAAAGACGCAAGTCGCGCTGACTATGTACTTTTCTACAATGATACCAGCGCATGGTTCCCTTTAGCTGTTGTCGAGGCAAAAGATAACAAGCATTCTCCTTTTGGTGGAATGCCACAGGCAATTCGCTATGCAAAAGCTATGAAGGTGCCTTTTGCTTTTTCTTCAAATGGAGATTCGTTTGTGTTTCACGATATGGGAACAGGCGTAGAAATCAAAGATATTCCAATGGACGCCTTTCCATCTCCAGATGAATTATGGAGCCGGTTCCGTGCTGATAATATAGATTTCACGGATTCAGAAGCCTCGCTCCTTACCACGCCATACCATTATCAGAAAGGCTTTAGCAAGGAGCCGCGCTATTATCAGTGGATTGCTATCAATCGTGTGCTTGCCGCTATTGCTCGTGGCGATAAGCGTATGCTGATTGTACTCGCAACAGGCACGGGCAAAACAATGGTTGCTTTCCAGATAATATGGAGACTGCTGCAAGCGAAAAAAGTTCGCCGCGTTCTGTTCCTTGCCGACCGTGACATACTGGTCAGCCAGCCTTTTACCGATGATTTTTCCCCATTAGGCACTCGCATGACCCGTATCACTAAACGTGAGATGGATACAACCCATGAGGTCTATTTGTCGTTGTACCACCAAATGAAGAATGGGGAAAAGAATTTTTATACTGCTTATGACCGTGATTTCTTTGACTTAATCATTGTTGACGAGTGTCATCGAGGCAGCGCAGATGATGAAAGTTCCTGGCATGAAATACTGGAATATTTTGATTCTGCCATTCAAGTAGGTATGACCGCAACACCCAAAGAAACCGAGGAAACTTCTAATATTGAATATTTTGGAGAGCCTGTTTATACATACAGTTTGAAACAGGGCATTGATGATGGTTTTCTTGCTCCGTATAAGGTTATCCGTGTTAATCTTGATATTGATGTGAATGGATTCCGTCCATATCCCGGAATGCTTGATATCAACGGAGAGCCAGTCGAGGACAGGCTGTACGAACAGAAGGACTTTGACCGTGTTCTTGTAGTAGAAGAACGAACAATGGCTGTGGCAAAGCGAGTATCTGACTTTTTGAAAGAAACAGACCGCTATGCCAAGGCAATCATCTTCTGCGAGGATATTCCTCATGCGGAACGGATGCGCCATGCCTTAGTCAATGAAAATAAAGACCTCGTTGCACAGGAGCCTACCTACATCGTGCAAATCACTTCTGGATCGGATGATATGCGCTACTTGGAGTATTTTACAGACCCGCACGAAAAATACCCCGTCATCGCAGTCACAAGCCGTTTGCTGAGTACAGGTGTAAATACACAGACCACAAAGCTTGTTGTTTTGGATAGGACGATTGGCTCTATGACAGAATTCAAGCAAATCGTAGGCCGCGGCACTCGTGTCCGTGAGGATTGTGATAAACTGTATTTCACCATCATGGACTTCCGCAAAAACTATGTGAAGTTTGCTGACCCGGAATTTGATGGTGACCCTGTAAAAATCAAGGATGTCGGCGAGGATGATGATTTTGGCGATGATGATACGGACACTCCGGACAACGGCGATGATACCGATACTGATGAGGATGGATTTGACAATGGTGACGGTGATAACGGCAATGACGGTTCCGGTGATAATGGTGACGATGGGAACGGTGATGAACCGGGGCGCAAGAAAAGAAAGCGCTTTACCGTCAACGGAGTTAGTGTCCGTATTATAGACGAAAAGGTAGAATATCTGGATTCCAACGGAAATTTGATAACGGTTTCCATCATCGATTACTCTCGTAATAATCTTCGCAGGCTTTATCCTTATTATGAGGAATTCCGCAAGGTGTGGCTTGCCCAAAAGAAAAAGCAAGAACTGCTCGACCAGCTTCTGGAAGATGGTGTTTTCATTGACTATGTTAAAGATACGATTCCCGAAGCCCATGTGGATGATTATGATGTTCTGTCCTATATTGGATATGAACGTGAACCACTTACCAAAGAGGAACGTATCGACCATATTCTCGTTTCAGGGTACTTGGATAAATTCAGCAAAGAGAATCAGGATATTATCCGCTTGCTCCTCGAAGCCTACCGGGAACACGATATTGATGAATTGAAAAACATCCGTATTTTGAATATGCCAGAGTTCATACACATTGACAAGCCTACGGAGATTGTCCGTAGCTTTGGCGGCAAACAAAAATACATGGATACGATAAATGAAATTGAGCAGCAAATCTATTCTGCTTGATGATATGGAGGACTTATGGCATTAGGAAATTTAGTAAAGCAATGGGAAACCATTATGCGTGATGACGATGGTGTCAACGGAACTGTACAGGTGCTGTCACAGTTGGTTTGGATGCTGTTTTTGAAAGTATATGACATTAAGGAAGATATGTGGGAACTGTATGAAGATGACTTTACCAGTGCCTTACCGGAGGAATGCCGTTGGCGTAACTGGGCAAAAGGAAAATCTCAAAAGGAACAGATGACCGGAGATGAATTGGTCAGCTTTGTAAACAATACTCTATTTCCCACATTAAAAGACATGGCTATCACTGCTGAAAGCTCCAGCCGCAAAGTCATTGTCCATGAAATGATGGTAGAATCCTTCAATTATATGAAGGACGGTGTGTGCATTCGTAAGGCTATCAATCTGCTCGATTCTATTGAATTTGATAATCAGGATGAACGCCACGCATTCAATGATATTTATGAAACTTTGCTGCGTGGTCTGCAAAGTGCAGGTCGTTCCGGTGAGTTCTACACTCCCCGTGCTTTGACCCAATTTATCACAGAAATGGTCAACCCCAAGCTTGGAGAGGTTGTCGCAGATTTTGCGTGTGGCACAGGCGGGTTTCTTGTAGATGCTGTAGAACATCTTAAAAAGCAGGTTTCCAGTGCAGACGATGCTGAAACGATAGAAAAGACCGTGTTTGGTGTAGAGAAAAAGCAATTCCCATATATGCTTTGCACCACCAATATGCTTCTGCATGATGTGGATTACCCACAGGTTATGCACATGAATTCGCTTGCAAAAAATGTCCGAGATTACACCGATAAGGACAAAGTGGATGTCATCCTAATGAATCCACCTTACGGCGGTCATGAACAGGAGGCCATTCTCACCAACTTTCCGGCACTGCTCCGTAGTTCAGAAACGGCTAATCTGTTTATGATTGAAATTATGTACCGCCTTAATGATAACGGTCGCTGTGGCATTATCCTGCCGGATGGTTTTTTGCAGAATGATGATGCGAGCCTGATTGCCATTAAAGAAAAGCTGTTTAAGGAATATAATGTGCATACCATCATCCGTCTGCCGGGTAGTTGCTTTGCCCCGTATACGAGTATCAATACTAATCTCGTGTTCTTTGAAAAAACTGGCGGCACTACAGAGACATGGTTTTACCGTTTCGATTTGATAAATGGGCAAAAATTCAGTATGAAACGTAACCCTATCACACTGGAAAAACTCTCTGCCATCAACGAATGGTGGGATAACAGGGTTGAAATCAAAGATGAGAAATCAGATGAATCGCTGTCCGATACTTGGAAATCACAGTGTGTTTCCATTGATGCGATTGCAGCCGGGCAATACAATCTTGACTTTTGCGGTTTCCCGAATGAAGAAAAAGTGATTCTTTCTCCGGAGGAAGTATTAAGTATATATGTTGAAACACGTGAAAAATTAGAGAAAAGGCTTTCGGAAGCCACAACTGCCCTTGGGGAATTGTTAGCTGGGAATTTAATTGCTAAACCTCAAAACATAGGTTCTCTTACGGCATCATTGGCGAAACTAAATTCAAATTTCCCAACTGATTTGCGTGGTGCTATCTTGCAGGCTGCCATGCAGGGAAAATTAACGGAGCAGTTGGAAAGCGATACGCCAGTTGATATTCTTCTTGATGAAATCAAGCCCACAATTACTGTGTCCACAGGGCGTGGGCGAAAGAAATCAAAGCAATTAGAAATTGAGTTTTTCGATATTCCGCAGAACTGGAAATGGGTAAAGTTATCAGAATGTGGTACCACTAATATCGGATTGACATACAGCCCATCAGATGTTACCACTATTGGGGGCACGGTTGTTCTCCGTTCCAGTAATATTCAAAATGGATGCATGGCCTATGATGACATTGTTGCAGTCAATATGAATGTGCCAGAAAACAAGATGTGCCATATTGGAGATATACTTATCTGCGCAAGAAATGGTAGCAAACGCCTTGTAGGCAAATCAGCCATTATTGATAAGGAAGGCATGGCTTTCGGTGCATTTATGGCAATTTATCGTAGCAAATGTAATCCGTACATCAATTATGTATTAGACTCTCCACACTTCAGAAAAAGTGTATTAGGTGGTGCTGAAACGACCACTATCAATCAAGTTACACAAGATATGATTGAAAATTACATGGTTCCACTCCCTCCAATTGAGGAGCAACAGCGAATCGTAGAACGCTTGGATGCCTTGCTGCCGCTGTGTGATACGCTCGTAGAATAAAAACGAAAGAAGGAAAAACAATTGTCAATTGAGAATCTAAAAAGGGTATTTGCTGCGATGTCTGGGTGTGATGCGTGGTCATTGCAGCTACTTAAAATCAAAACATCAAAGAGAGAGGGTACAAGTTACACTGGTCGAGAAATCACATTAGCGCCTGCTGGGGAGTTGAGTGATTTTGTTTCAGAGATATCTAAGAGATATATTGATACGGAAAAGGGTGTATTGAAATCTTTTCAAGGAATGACAGATTATGATGGCTCGACTATAGACAGAACGGTATATAAGCTATCTACCGAAAGTGAACTGATTCAATCCGAATACAATGCACTTGTCACCGCAATTGCCAGACCAGACGTAGAAATCAATCCGCTGGAATTCAAAGCACAAGCATATCTTTTGAAAGGAATAATCACACTTGACAGCATAGAATATCCTGTAAAACTGGTTTCTATGCAAAATCCAGTAACTACACTGAATCACAAATTCTGGATGAAGAATGGCTCTTTTGAAGAAATAAGTGATAAGGTTCTATCTCTCAGACCGACAATTGATGTTGTTGTTTTCAATGACAATATTTATATGTTAACTCTTGCGGGTGAAAACCTATTTAATATGGAGCGTTCCTATAAAGCAATTTGCACTACTAAAATTGATACTATTAACGAATGCAATATCATAACTGATTTTGATGCGTTCTCCGCGATTGCAAGAAGTGGTCATAATCCAAGAAAGTTTGTATCGTTCAATGATGCTCATTTACAAAAACTAAAAAATGCAAATAGCCGGAAGAAAATGGCCAAGAAGTTCAATATTCCACTTGATGGAGATAAATTTGATACTACAAACCCGGATGCTTCGGACAAACTTGTAAAATTATTATGTGATCGGGGAATGGTTGATCCCTTCGATGATAACCCAATGGAAGTGGCTGGCTCTAAAAAATGGGTATAATTACGGAGGAAACCATAAATGTCAAAATTATTTTCATTTAGTTTATATTACATTTCATTTGCGCCCCTATGGATTTCGGTATTGTTCATAGACATAAAAAGTTGTATCGAAAACAGTAGTGATTTGTGGACGGAAAAAATAAGTATTGGTGTCATACTTGTTTCGGCGTTGATTTGCCTAATTGTTTTGATGATTGAGTTATGTACGAATGGAAAAGAGGGAACTATACCTCAAACACTCAAGAAGGCAAAAGAGGAGAAAACTATAACCGCAGAGTATTTGCTTTCATATATTCTACCATTATTTGCTTTTGATTTTACCGTATGGAACGAAGTGGTGCTGTTTCTAATATTCTTTGCGACACTGGGATTCTTGTGCATAAAGCATAATTATTTCAGCGTAAACATTATATTGGAATTAGCAAATTTCAAATTTTACTCTTGTACATTCAAAAACGAAGATGGCATTGAAACAGAACAGTCCGTAATCAGTCATAGAAAATTAACCGGATGTGTTGGAGATACAATATATCTGAAATCTTTGAACAATGAATATAAACTTGATATAAAACAATAACGACCGCGCAGGGGCAGTGTTGCTCTTGCATGGTCGTTATTCTCTTTGCACCATTTGGGATAGCATCCTTAAAAACTTGTTTTTCTTAAATTCCTAAGTTGCCCTCCTTTTATGTAGATTACTTCGGCTACGAAGAGAATACACATAGGAGATATTTTTTTGCTCACGGAGACAGTCATCTTTCGTTTAACCTCGTATTACTGTGTCACATAAATTCAAACACCAACCAAACACCATGCCTCTTTGGAAAGTGCCGTAATTACCGCATTTATCGGCATTTTTGCCGTATAGAAGTCTTTCTTCTCGAATATTATGGCTATATTCTTTTCTCTTAGCTGTCTTACATACTTCAAGCAGTCAATGGTATTTCTTGCGAATCGGCTGATTGACTTTGTAATAATCATATCGACTTTCCCTGCCATGCAGTCATCGATCATTTCATTAAAGCCTTCTCGCTTTTTGGTATTAGTACCAGAGATGCCATCATCCGTATAGATTCCGGCAAGTTCCCATTCCTTATTTCTGCCAATATATTCTGTATAGTGCTGAACCTGCATTTCATAACTTCCCGCCTGTTCATCGCTGTCAGTACTGACTCGGCAGTACGCTGCGATTCTTAATTTAGGCTTATTTTCTTCCTTTGATATTCGATTTCCTGCTCGTATTCTGGCGGGAATTAATGTTACATTCTCATTCATTTGCTGCCTCCGTGATTTGACTATATGCATATTCTGCCTGCTTGTATGGATCATCGTATTGCACTGCTACCTTTCCAATAGTAAAGGTTCCGATCTCTGCTTTTGGATGAGGTCTGTATGCTCCTATCCGATTTTGGCTTTTCGCTTTGTTTTCTCTGATTTCCTGTGCCTTTGCAAAAGTATCCACATCTACGATCTGTGGATAATACTCTGTGCCAACATACACTTTATTTTTTAGAAATCTGCCAATTACCGAGTGCGTTTTTTCAATTCCGACTTTCTTGCCTGCCGCTCTTATGGAGCCACATTCAATGTATTCTCGGAATAACATTCTCACTCTTTCTGCATTTGGTTCATCAATGACCGCTTGCCCGTCTTCAATAATGTAACCGTATGGAGTATGTGTCACACCACCACCAACCTTTCCGTTATATTCAGTCCGCATTTCAGATTGAAGGTTATCTCATCTCTGCTATGAACTGTCATCGTATCAACATATTCCAGGAACATCTCATCTTCGAATTCTGTGATTTCTGCTTTCTTTGAAACAAACCGTAAGAGTTTCTGTGCCTCATCCAAATGAGTAAGGTCACCATTGATACTCTTCGAAATCAGCTGTTTCTCCCTTGCAAGCCTGTCAGCTTCTGAGGTCAGCTGATTCTTTTCTGCGTGAAAAATCTCCGGCTCGATATAACCGGAACTCAGCAGATTCGTAAGAACCGTTGTCTGTTCCACGTTCTTTTCTATTTGTTCTTCCAATGCAAGCACCTGGTGCAGTCTTTCCTTATTGTTTGCCCCTCTTAGTCCTTCAATAAAAGGTTTTAGTACTTTTGCATGGGCTGTTTGCAGTTTCCGAATCATTCTGAGAAACGCTGTCTTGATATCCTCATCACGGATGTACATCATAGAGCAGGCATCATTATCTGCAATATGCGTATTGCAGCACCAAGCAACATAATTTCCACTCGGCTTATAGTGCTGTCTCCTCTTAAATGTTGATCCGCATTCGCCACAAATTATCTTCCCGGAAAATGCATAAAGATGATGGTACTTTCCAATGCCTGTTTCAATGCTTTTTTCTTTTGCCCTCTGATGGATCACTGCTGTTGCCTTATCAAAAATCTCATGGCTGATAATCGGCTCATGATGATTCTTGCAAAGGTACATGTTCTTCTCTCCGTAATTGATGTGTCGATTGTAATTATCATCGGTATATGTCTTTTGAAAAATTACATCTCCGGTATATTTTTCATTCTGCAAAATTCCTCTTACGGTTGACGGATGCCACTTGGTTCCCTTCCTGCTTTGAACACCCCTTTCATTGAGTTCTCTTGCAATCACGTGAGTTCCCATGCCATTAATGGTCATGTTAAAAATATCTCTGACCACTGCAGCTTTCTCTGGAACAATAACCATCCTGCCCTCTTCATTTTCATATCCATACGGCGGATAGCTGATAATGAAAGTGCCTTCTTCAAAACGATGCTTAATCGACCATTTGTTGTTTTGAGAAATGGATCTTGACTCACTCTCTGCAATGGAACTTAAAATGGAAAGCATCAATTCTGAACTCATGTGTTCGGTATCAATATTTTCCTTTTCGAAGTACATATAGATATTTAATCTTGCCAAATTTCTTACCATCTCCAGACAGTCTGCTGTATTTCTTGAAAACCTGCTGATGGACTTTGTAATCACTCGGTCGATTTTCCCATCTTCACAATCCTTCAGAAGTGCAAGCAGTCCGTCACGCTTTTCCCCCTTTGTGCCGGAGACACCTTCATCATAATACAGTCCTGCATATTCCCATTCGGAATTCGCACTAATGAAATTGTCATAATGTTCCTTCTGTGTTTCTAAACTTAACAGCTGCTCATCTGATCTGGTAGATACCCTGGCATAGGCAGCAACTCGTATTTTCTTTTTTTCTATGAAACTCTTTGTGGCCTCAATCTTGGTTATCCTTGCCATTGTCTCACCTCCTTGTTTTGGCAGTACTATATATCACTCTAAAGGGTGTAATTATCAAGTTATATATCCATCAAATCCCCATAAAAGGGAGAGAATTTCTGAGCATTTAATTCCGATATTCTGTCGTATTCGTCACTGGAAATCAGCCCTTCATCAAGCAGATTTTTCGTTATTTTCTGTGCCATCTCATAGTCAAAATCCTTCTGCATAGCTTCTTTTGTCATCCTACGAGAAGGAACATGATCGGCAACAGGCATGTTCTTACTCACTTGCATCCTCGCCACCTCCAAATCGACCGTTGATATAACAGCTGTGACTGCAGTATTTACGGTTCTTATTCCCATAAGAAGAAAACGTCTTACCACAGCATTCACATACACACTCATAATTTGCTTTCCGATTCACATCTTTCAAGTGGGTATTCCACCATTGGTTTCTGCAGCTGTCTGAGCAAAATCTTTTCTGTTTTCTGCCAGGATTCTGACTGACTGGCTTTCCACAACACTCGCATGCTTTGACCATTACCTCATCCGTTACAGTCACTGTGGTTCTGACTCCACCTAGTCCGTTTCTTTTACAGAATGTTTTAACAGTATTGATGGATACCGATAATGTATCCGCAATTTTCTTATAGCTCATGCCGTTTTCACGATATATTTGTATTAACATTTTTTGATTGTCTGTCATCAGGGCACCTCCAACTCTTTGAGGTCATCACCTCTATCAGTGTAAGGACAGACATCACTCTTTTAAGTACCAAAGTGCAAAAAATAATGCCCATCAGAGGTATTCATCTCCAATGGGCAAAAAATCTGTTATATTTCTGTTATTTTAATAAGAATTCATTCACTCTTTTCCGCACAGCATTGCCGTTATATTCAACTGCCGTCAACCTATTCTTTCTGTCAGTGCCGCTTCATCACTTGCCTTTGACGGCTTCTTTTTCAAGTTCATCTACTGTTTTAGTACTTAAGGTTTCTCAGCCATTTACAACCTTGCCGTTAGCATCAAAGACATAATAGCCTGGATTGGATGCCGCACACTTCTTCGCATTATCCAAAGACTTAAATGCTCCCTTCTGCGACTTGACATCCGCCCAGGACTTACGCACACGATAAAGTCCTGTTGCTGAAGGAGATGGTGTAACAGAACTGCCGCCAAGATTAGCGGTAACCTTCGCTGCCAAATCGTCAAGTCTTGCATAGAGCCAGTTGCCGGGGCAGCTTTTATTCGCAAACCACCGATGCACCGTCAGCACCATTTCATCAGACTTTGGTGCATAATTTAAGGTCTTATCCTTAGAGCCAAGCCATAAAAGCTTCTTTTTACCATTACGTTTGCAAATGTCAACACAGAGCTTGACTAGTGAGTTATAAACAGCACTATTCATTGCATACGGCTCAGACATATCACTGGCACATTCGATGGTGACAGCACGCTGATCATTGGCATTGGAAGAAGAACACCAACTACGGTTCTTTTCCTCCACGCAAAGAGATATGCGACCATCCTTGCCAATGCCGTAATTGCAGCTTGCCTGTCTGGACGGGCTAGTAAAGCATCCACAGATACTCTCGCAAGAAAGCTGACCTACCACGCAATGAGGCGTGATGCGGTCGATGTTGTGTGTTCTTTGTCCAGAATGATTCGGACTGAGTTTCGTGTAAGAAACCATTTTACTGTTTGTATAATCCATGTCACTTTTCCTCCTTTTCCGCTCTGTTGTGGAGCTGCTCCAAAACGACCTTTATTTTCTCCGGCACAGACAGACCGAGATGTGCGGCATTTTCCAAAAGGCTAACACCTTCATTGGAAATATAAAAGAAAATCACCGCTGTTCTCAAAACACTGCCTGTCCCGACAACATCTGCGTCAAGTATATTTGCAATCCCAACCAACATAAAAATCAGCACCTTACGGCAGATGCCACGAAATCCAACCTCACTGGAAAGCGTTTTATCGTTTACTGCACACATAACGCCTGTGATGTAGTCCATTGCCGTAAATGCAAGCAAGGTGTAAAGCAAACCGTCACAGCCACCGAGGAAGTACCCAAGCCACCCTCCCAAAGCGGAAAATATCAGCTGAATTACATTCCAAAAATCCTTCATTTTCATCACCTCCAATAAAAAAAGACGGTCACTCCGTCCTATATCCGTTCAAGTCATATCCCCGTTCTTCAAGCAATGCCTTTACTGCAGAAAGCTGTGTTTTCGGCACAAGCCTTACGGCTTTATTCTTTTCATCACAGGTTCTTCTTTGGTTAATTACAAGCTGAAAATACATCTCTGTCATTTTTCATTTCCTCCAATCATAGTTTCATAAAAGTCAGCCAAAGATTCCATTAAGGTTAAATTGCTCTGCTCCTGCTGTTCATACATATCTGCCTGCATTTCCATAATGGCAAGTTCTGCGTCATTTGGCTGATACACTGCAGGTTCTTCCTTTGGTTTTTGAACAGTGAAACAGCCGTCTGTCACAGAATATTCCACACCATTATAAAAGTAAGTTTTACACTCCGTATAAAGCAGATATTCGCCTTTCTCCAAGTCAAAGCGTTTCACCGCAAATTTTTCTTTTTCTATCGGCTCGGCAACAACCGCCGAACCGTAATGAATCCAGTCCGGCATTTCTTTAGCCTTATACCAGATTTCTGTTTCATTTCTTACTTCAAACATTACATCACCTTCCCTGATAAGTTACATTTACAGAATGAATATAGTAAGACTTTGAGCCGGAATAGTATTCCACAAGCTGTACCTGTTCTCCGGCTGTGCAGTACATACTGAAGGTTTTGGATACGGTAGCGGATGTGCTTGTCTGAATTGTGCCGATACACGGCATAAGGTAAAAAAGCGTACTGCCTCGGTCTGAAATATAATCACCCCAAGATACAGAGGATGAATCGGTTTTGCTTACATAGCTAGCACTGTTTACCGATGAGGCATCATAAGACGCATTTTGGTCAATGGTTCTTCCGCCTACATAACTGTAGTTATTGCTTGTAGCATTATAGCAATAGGATGCTGTTGCGGTGATGATTTTTCTTACCTCAATATTTGAGGAATAGCTTTGTGCATTTGATGTCACTGTTACCTTATAAACACCGCTTACGGGAGCGACAAACTTTGCAATACAGATATATCTGTCAGAATAGGTAGCGGATGTTATCGAACCCGAGTAAACTGTTATTCCCGTACCTGTCTGGCTTGCCTGCCGTTGGGAAATGAGATAACTAAGTTTTTGGCTAAGAACTCCCGTACTGCTTGCACTGTTGTTGGTAATGGTGTAGGAGCGGATGTTGTCAAGGTATCCTGCTCTTGCCGCTGTCCAAGAGGAAAGCAGTGCATTTAGTTTGCCCATAACCGTTCCCGCTGTGGCACTTCCGCCTGTGGCATTGGCTGATCCAATCAATGTGCTGATGATATAGCTTAATTTCTGGCTTAATGTTCCGCTTGAGTTTGCCGAAGTGCTTGCTGAGGTATTGGAAATAACGGCATTTAGTTTGCCGTTTACCGTTCCGTCAGTCGCAGTTCCGCCTGTATCATTTTTCTTTCCGATTAGTTTTTTCAGTGTTGCAAATACTGCTGTATCCATGTTTTTCCTCCTTTCAGTTTTGGCTGACAATGCTTGTAATCACATCATCTGTAATGGTTGTTTCCGTTGTGCTGTTTAAAAGTACATGATTGCCGTCAGAATCCCATGCCTTGGTTACACAGCGGATAACCGTATCTCCGATATTAGTGATTCGTTCTGCAATTTTCACTTCATTTAACACCATGGTTTCCGTAATGACCGTATCGGTGATGTTTGATGTCACCGTTGCCCCAATACGATAGGCGATATTGTCAAAGTCAAATGTCTGTAATTGAGAAATATCATTCAGCACACCCTGATACCATTCATTGATACTGCTTTGCAGATGTGAAAACTCTTTCTGCTGATTTGCAAGCTGTGCATTTGTTTTATTCTCCTGTGCCGTAAACCGGGTATTCATTTTTTCCTGCACTTCATCGCTGAACTGCTGATAGGCCTTGCTGTATGCAGTAAAATAGTCGCTTGCCGTAAAGCCTGTCAGTGTACAGTACACGCCGACTCTTTCATCGGTGATGTTATACTGCGTCAGGCTTACTGCACCCGATGCGATATAGATGGTGGCAAGAGGAATTTCAAAACGGTCAGCGGTCTGTGTAAGGTTTGGTATGGTTGGATTGGCGGAAGGCGTTCCTTCCAAAACATAAACACCGCAGATTCTGTTTACAAAGTCCGCTCTTGCCACCACTCGGTCATATCTGCCATAGTTGATATTACCTGTTGTAAGCAAGATATTTTCATCCTCATCATTGGCATAGAATCTGCCATTGATGAAGAATGAACCTGCCGCAACCGTGATATACATATTTCCGTTTAAGGCTGTCACCTGTAAGCCAGTAGAGTCTGCACCGTAAACACCATTTGAGAACAACTTGCTGAAATACAGTGCAAACTGCTCACTGGTATAGGTTCTGTCATAATTTCCATCACTGTCCATCACAGCATCAAAAGGAAAATAGGTTATACTCATCCAAACACCTCATTTCTTTGTAAAAATCGTGGGAATGGCATCCCCGTAGGTAATCTCCATTTCATAGGTCTTTTCATAAAAATGCGTTACTTTCTCTATAGGCTTTGCCAAGGCAAGACCGCTGTCCGTATCCGTTAAAAGCACCGTATCCCCAAGAAAGTAGTCTTTGTTATATTGATACTGCTCGGAGTTAAGAATGACAAATTCCGCACCTGTGGTTTTTGATTTTTCCTTCAGTCCTTCCAATAAATCCTCAACTGAACTGCCTTTCTCTACATACTCTCTGCGGAGAAGTCCTTCTGATTCCGTTTCACCATAGGCGGTGTAGCTTTCTGCTTCCGTTTCCGTTTGCTCGGTATAGAGATATGCCACATTTTTATAGTCCGAGGTTTCCTCATAAATATCTGTTTCGGAAATGTTGTTGAACTTATCTCCGAAAATCACTGTACTGCTCCTGTCGGAAACAGGCACGCAACAAAACACAAGCTTCTTCCCTTGAATGTCATACTCAAGCCGGAAACCGAAACCACCTAATTTGCTGATGAATTTCAAAATACTCAGACAGTCATTTGCCTCATATATGCGTTTTACTGTGTTTTTTTGAGACAGTCCAAGTCTTTTAAATGTGAAATTTGGGATTGTGCGTTTCTTGTCTGTTGGAGAAATAAAATTTCCCTGTATCAGACGGATACAGGCGTCCTCATAGGTTTCACCCACTGGCACTTCAAAGCCTTTGACGCACCGCCAAGAAAGAACGGACGTAATGTGTCTGCCTGTGATTTCGTATTTCCTCAAATCCTTGCTGTCGGTTTTATGCTTGTTTTCTGCCAAGTAAGCGTTATTTCCAACTACAAGAACATCCTCCGTAACCTTTATGTTTTTATAAACCTCGTTATCTGTAAAAGATAACTGAATATCTCCCACATCTCGAATACACTCCGAAAACTGAATACTGCTGTAAGACTGGAGAATGTCCTTCAGCGTAAAATCAGAATAAATATCAACTCTCAAAAAATCACCTCTGTAAAAAACTGCTGTATTTTTAAGTCATTACAACACCAACGGATTGTAGTTAAAATAAACCTCCAGATTGGTCACATTTTCCTCCGCACCGTATTCAATCTCGTTTTCTCCTACAAAGAACTTAAAAAAGCTGCTTTGGGTTGCATTTAAAACAGAAAAATCCTTACTGCCGTTCTTATAGATAATCGGCTGTTGCTTTGTAAAATCGATAAGCAATTCATCGCCCTTAGCCATTTCAGCCGTAAAATACACGCCTTCACCTGTTTTTCGGTTGATGATATACGGATTTAACACCGAGCCGAAGGAGGATACAAACCGTACCGTCCATCCACTGTCGGCATCTCCGGTATTATTGATTTTCGTTACAAGCTGTGCCGCCTTTACTCCGAAAAGGGTGTAGGGCGTGAAATACTGCGGAAAGACAAAGGAAGGAGTCATGCTTGCAAGATTGTCTGTTATGGTCTGCTCCTTCCAATAGGTGCCATAGCAGATTAGTTCTGTTTCAATACTGCCTTTTCCACCCGAATAAGAAAATACAGGTATGCTCTTGGGATAACATGAAATGGACTTTATATAACTGCCGTCAGAATATTTCAGCAAGCCTTCCGTTTTAGGATTAAACACGCTTTTGATATGCTTTTCAAACAAACGGTAGTTGCTGTCAGACTGAAACACTGCCTTGATGGTAATTTCTCTTGGTTCTAAATCAAGGTTTTGCAGTGTTTCTCCGTCCTGTCCGCTGTTTTTGTCGGTATAAAAAGAAGCATCCACATCTTCCTCAAATGCTGTCGGTATCAGATTTGATAAAAATGAGATGCTTACGCTTTGATTTGTTGCCGTATTGGTATAGATTAAGGTTTCTGTGGCTTTCATTTCATCACACTCCCGTAAAGCCAAGCTTTCTGAATGTTCTCTGCAGTTCCTTTTGTTCCTTTCGTGCGTTATTTTCCGAGGAATTGTAAAAGTTCTGCGTCACTGTTACATTAGTATCACCGCTTTTGGCAGTTACATTGCTTTGATAGGTTTTGTTTTCCTGTGCCGTCAGAACTCGTTCGCCCTTATGAAGAATGGCTTTATACCCATCAAAAGGAACATAGTCCAGACCGCCTGCATGAGAACCGTCTGCATCATCACTCATTTCCCGATTTGCTGACCGCCAAAAGGCAAGCTTATCCTTCAGCCAGTCAATGGTATCCGTTACCCAATCCTTTAGACTTCTCCATATTTCCTTCATGCCTTCCCATAAGTTTTGAAAAGCATTACAGCCTGCATTGTAAAAGGAAGAACCCATATTTACTAGAGAAGTCACCAGCTCATTGAACTTGTTTACCGCATTGGTTTTGATTTCCGTCACTTTCTGCAAAACCGCTGTTTTTATGGTGTTCCAGACAGACACAAGCTTGGGATAGAGAACATTTGTAATCAGATTTAAAATACCATCCTTCAAAACAGTAAACAGGCTTAAAATTTCATCCTTCAGAACAGTAACGATATTTATAATATCACCGCTGATGTTTTCCCAGTTTCCGCTGAAAATATCGGCAAACAGCTGTGTTGTGGCAACAATTAAGTTGAGTGCTGTTTCTACAATGACTTTCACAGCATCCCAGACAAAGGAAAAGTTCGTCTGTATTTCAGTTAATACCGCACTTAAAAAATCCTTTATGCTATTCCAGATGATTTGAATGTTATTCCGAAAATCCTCATTGTTTTGATATAAGTCAGCAACAATCAAAATCAGTGCCGTTACTGCGGCAGCTATGGCGGCAATGGGTGCAAGAGGCAACGCAAGACCTGCTGAAAATGCTGATATTGCCGTTACCGCCGTACTGAACAGCGGTGCAAGAGAACCTATACTTGTCATCAGCGTTCCCAACACAACAAGCAAAGGGCCTGCGACAGCAATCAGTGTGCCGATAACAACAAGCACCGTTTGTATGCCTGTGGGGAGGAAAGAAACCCATTCACATAATTTTTGGATACCTTCTGTAACTGCGTCTATAGCAGGTGAAAATGTATCCAAAATTACGCCGCCTAAAACAATAAATGTATTTTTCACATCATTTACAGCTTTGTTGATTTTGGAACTGTTGGTCTGCAATTTTTCAAATGCACTGTCCGTTGCACCTGTGCTTTCACGCATCCGGGCAAGTGTACTGTTAAAATCATCGGCACTGTCACCCAAAAGAATCAAGCCTGCCTTGCCAGCCTCGGCACTGCTCCATAAATCACCGAAGGAAAGGTTCTGTTCATCTGCGGAGTCTTTTAAAACAGAAAGCACATCTGCAAGGCTATGCCCATCCTCCATCAGATCCGCAAAGCTTTTGCCTGTTTTTTCTTTTAAAATATCCGATACGGTTGTACCGCTTTTTCCCAGTTCGTTCAGCATGGAGTTCATGTAGGTGGTGCTTTCCGCTGTGGCAACACCGTTTGCCGTCATTTTGGCATAACCTGCACAAAGCTGATCCAACTGCACATGATAAGCATTGGCAGTAGGGATAACCTTGCCCATGGAAGAAGATAATTCCGCTACAGTTGTTTTGCCGAGATTCTGTGTCTGAATCAGCATATCGGAAACATCGGTAACCTCCGATGCTTCCATACCGTAAGCATTTAGGATGGTAGTCAGCACATCCAAAGCCGTACCTGCATCGGCAAAGCCTGCCTTTGCAAGCTTGGTGGAATTGGTTACAAAGTTGACCGCATCTCCTGTTTTCTGACCTGCGGAAATGGCATTGTATACATTGTCTGCGATTTCATTGGCGGAAATGCCTGTCTGGGAGGACAACTCCAATATCTGAGAACGGAGAGAATCCAAAGGTACTTCCGTAGTATCGGCAATGGTGCTGACCTTTGCCATGGCGTCCTCAAAATTCACAGCCGATACAGCCGCCGCAGTGCCGATTCCCGCAACAGCGGCGGAAAGGGGCATAATTGTTTTGCCTGCGGCTGTCAGCTTTCCGCCTGTTTCCTTCATTTTTTCACCAAAGGAGTTGATGGCGGCATTGGATTTTGCCGTTTCTTTTTCAAGGTTCTTCAGCTGATTTTCCGTTGTAATCAGTTCTCTGCGGAAGGCATCATACTTGCCCTGGTCGATTTCGCCGTTTCGGTACTGCTCCTCAACCTGTGATTGTGCGTCCTTTAAAGTTTGGAGTTTTTTCCTTGTTTCGTCTGCCTTTTCCGTAAGCAGTCTGTATTTTTGTGCCAACAGCTCTGTATTGGAAGGGTCAAGCTTTAATGCTTTTTGCACTTCGTTTAACTGTTTTTGTGTGGTGCTGATGGAACGGTTGGCACTGCTCATGGCCTTGCTTAAATCCGTTGTATCCGCACCGATTTTTACAGTAATGCCTTTAATGTCATTTGCCAT